CTGCTTTCTATAAGAAAGATATCACATTCTTCTTATTAGGACCAGTAGGTGATAAAGTTGAACAATGGACTCTTAAAGGAGCATTCATTACTTCAGCAAACTTTGGTGAATTAGATTGGGCTTCAAACGACCCATTATCGATAGAATTAACATTATCATATGATTACGCAATCCTTGAGTACTAATTTCTAATAGATAAACTTTAAAATAGTTAAGAGGGGGTATAGAAATATATCCCCTTTTTTATGTCTTATTTAGAATGATTCCAAATTTTAAAAATAATTAACAAAAGACTTGACTTTTAACGCAGAATGTATTACCTTTACTATGTAATAAGAGTTAAACATAAAACAAATAAAGTTATGAATATCACATGGTTAGAAGATAAGACACTAAGTACTTTCATCAGTTGTTTATATGCTGAACCGGGTTATTCCGATGTAGATGTAAACGATTTGAGTGAAGAATTAGGAATTCCTACTAAAACTATCAGAGGGGCGTTAGGTTCATTGGTTAAGAAAGGAATTATCTTCATAGATAGAAACGATAGTGGATACGATATTATCTACTTAAACAAAAACTATTGGGGAATGGTTAATGAGAATTGGGCTGAAGCCGCTAAAGATTAAACTTTAATTAGAAATTGATAATAAGAAAGGAGGACAGAAATGTTCTCCTTTTTTTATTTATATATACTTATATATAAACATTAAGTTATTATAATTATGGAACAACAAAACGTAGAACAACAAGTTACAAGAGGATTGGGTATGAGTTCATCGAATGAACAAAAAAACTATCCATTCCCAACGGAGGTTATCAGCTTACCATCAAAAGGATTAGGTTACCCTGAATCATCTCCATTATCTAAAGGAGAGCTTACAATTAAATTAATGACTGCTAAGGAAGAAGATATTCTTACTTCGACTAATCTTATCAGAAAAGGAATACACATTGATAAATTAATGGAATCTATAATCATAGAACCAGGCGTTTCTCCAAACGATTTATTAATTGGTGATAAAAATGCAGTTTTAGTATCTTCCAGAGTTTTGGCATTTGGACCTGAATACGAAGTAACTGTTAATGACCCACAAGAAGATGAGGCTGTTAAAGTTACAGTCGATTTATCTAAAATACAAATTAAAGAAATAGATTATAGTAAATTAAATAGAAAAAATGAATATGATTTCGTTTTACCTATTTCAAAAACTCCTATTAAATTTAAATTATTAACACATGGTGATGAAATTGCCATTGGTAAAGATGTTGAAGCATCTGAAAAAACATTAAAGCAATCGAACGAAGTAACTGCTAGATATAGAAGAGTTATTGTAGAGGTTGATGGTGTTAGAGATTTGGGAAGTATCAGTATGTTTGTTAGTAATAGATTATTAGCCGGAGATTCCAAAGGATTACGAAAGGCTATTGCAGAAATAACTCCCGATTTGGATTTAAAATTCGAATACGAATCGCCGTACACAGGTGAGAAGGAGGCTCTCCGAATCCCGTTTGGGGTTGACTTTTTTTACCCTACCGAGTAATCATTCAGTAGTTCTCCATCAAAAACTATTTCAAATGGTATATTATGCTAATGGTGGATTCAATTGGCATGATGTTTATTTTATGCCGATTAAATTGAGAGAATTTTATTGGAGAGAACTGCTTAAAGCAAAGGAAGAAGAAAAAGAACAAATCGCAAAGGTAAATAGTTCTTCAAATTCATCTAATTCATCTAAAACTAAAAGAAGATGATATTTATAATAGAAATATAAATAACATAAGATATTATGTCCAAAAAATTAATAGTAGAAGTTGATGTGTTTGCCAGATTATTATCATTATTTTATGATAAGAAAGCAAAAGGTAAAGAAGATGATTTAGAAAAAGCCATCGATGCATCTGATAGTGTTACATTTGATAGAGCATATAAAGCTTGGAAATCCGATAGTGAAAAATTATTAATAAGTACTAAAAATTTATTAAAACAATCCGGAGCAAGTACTGCTAAGATAGATGCGTTATTGAAGCAATATCATAATTACTAATAGTACTATAAATGGCTAAAGCAAGTAATCTTAACGCTAGATTAATTTCTTTGAAAGAAGAAACTGACCAACTGAAAGCAAATGAATTACAGTTGCAAAAGTTATATGCTTTAGAAGATAAAATAACTGATGCTCAATTTCAAAAAGTAGAAGCATTAGAAGCTCAGAACAAAGTATTACAAAAATCTAAAAGCCAATACGAACAATTATTAAAATTACAAAAACAAAAGGCAAAGTTATTACAGGCTGAATTAAAAGATTACGATGATATCGATACGAATTTAGTTAGTATTGGTAATACCATAGGAAAAAATACAAAAGCTTATCAATTTCAAAAAGAAAAATTAGACCAAACGAAAGGTGTAATTGAAAGTATTGGTGTTGTTATAACTAAGAATTCTAAAATTAACGATAAGGATAAAGACCAGATGGCAAAGGTCTTAAAAGCTTATAAACAAAACCAAGCTTCAATTTTAGAAGCAAGTAAGTTAAAAGCTAGAGATAAGATTTCCCAACAAGAATACCTTAAACTCGTTGAAGATTCCAGAAAAACTTATTCGGATTTAAGGTCTGAAATTGAATTATCCGCTGAGGCAACTGCATTATTGGGAGACCATATTGCAAAAATGGATAATGAAATAAATACATTTGCCAATACAGCCAAAAAATCTGCAACTGCTTTAAAAGGAGTAGAATCAGCCATAGACCATATTGGTGGTAGTGGTGTTGAGGGCGTTAGAGAGTTGGGAGATGTTTTAAAATCAGCAGCAAATGGTGGTAAGGGATTAACAACTGCATTATCAGTAGCAGCGGGCGCCTTAGCGGCAATGGCATACAATTATGGATTGATTGGTGATAAGGTTGGTACTATTGCCAAATATGATAAAGATATAATAGGCGTACAAGGTAGTATTGATGCAACTAATAAGCAAATATCGATGGGTGTGGATTTACCAACCTATGATAAAGCCGGCAAAAATATAACAGGAACATTTAAAGCTGTTAATTATGTTGCAAAACAGGCTATGCTTGATTTTAGTACATCCGTACAACAAATGGGTGCATCATTTCAAGCCGCATCTAAAACAGCATTATTTGGTAATAAATTAGGTGGTGTCGGATATGCGGCATCCTCCTTACAAATGGCTGGAATATCAGCAGAAAATATAGCAGAATCAATGCAAGCGGCATCCGATGCGACGGGTAAAATGCCAACCGGTAAAATGGCAGCTGATATGTCTATAATGGCTCAAAGAACGGGTCAATCTACCGAAAGTATTGCAACTATAAATGAAACTTTTCAAAGATTAGATAAGGTTAGTGAAAAAACTGCTTTAAATTTACAAGAAGGAGTTAGAGCAATGGCTGATAAAGCCGGTGTGAATTTAGGTAGTGCTATGGCTGAAATAGCTGAAGCATCCAAAGATGCACTAAGTTATCAGATAAAGGGAAGTAGTCAATTAGCTAAGCAAGTTATATATGCAAAATCATTGGGAGTTAGTTTCAATGAAGTAGCAAAGGCTGGTCAAAATATGGTATTGAACTATAAAGATAGTATCAAATCAGAAATGAGTTTATCAGCAATGCTTGGTAAGAATGTAAACTTATCGGAAGTTAGAGCTAAGTTTATGTCGGGTGACCAAGAAGGAGCAATGAAATCATTGAAAGCTCAGGGATTGAATCCGAAAGATATGAATATGTTCCAACAACAAGCATTATCAGAAGCTTTGGGTGGAATGGATTTAAACTCTATACAAAAGATAACGGAGAATACGGGTAAAAGTGGTGGTGATTTAAAGGAAGGTAAAGCAGGAGGTTCTAATGCACAATATTTAGCAGCTAAAACAGCGGCAGAGGCTAGTTTAGCAGCAACAAATGCAATGATATCTGCACAAGCGGAATTACAAAGTATAAAATTAAGTACTGCTGAACAACAACAACTACAAGAAGCTCTTGGTAAGAACGTTAATAAACTTGCAACTGAAACTAATAATAAAGCTCAATTGGAAGCATTGAAAAATGCAGAAACGGGTCTTACAGCCGCTATAATTGGGTTAACAGTTGCAATTGGTGTACAAATGTTACCTGGTTTACTTAAATTTGGTAAAGG